ATTTCCCCTGCCGATCCTGGCGGCTAGCTCCTGGCGCCAGCGGCTGGCTGCGAGCGATCCGCTCTTCATCGGGGATAGGTGGTCGGCCATCATTACCGCGTACTCGTCCTTACGCTTTCGCTCGGCCAGTTCTTCTTCGTACTCGTAGCGCAGCAGCGCCTCTTGCGCTCGCGAGGCCGGCGTCCCCCTCCGGTTATTGATCTCCGACGAGTAGCTGGAGACAAGCTTCTGCAGCATGTCGGTCGAGGGAATGCGCGCCCACGGCCCGAAGATCAACTCGTAGTCGCCGCTCTCCGGATAGGCGCCCAGCATCGGCGTCATGCCGTCGACCGCCTTGTAGGAGTACCACTCCTCCTGCGATCCGTAGGCGGAAGCCGGAAACCACTTCTCCAAAATCCATCCATCGGCATGGGGATACTTTCGTATCTCCCGCATCTCCGTCACCACCCGTATCGGCTTGTTGTCGTAGCGGCCAAAGTTGCATCCGGGAAGATCTTCGCGAGGCTCAAAGCGCAGCCCGCCCTTCTCCGCGGTCGTCAACCCTGGAGCCCAATCGCGATAGACTCCCGCTTCCTTTACTAGCCGGTCGGCGCCGATCAGTAGCCGCCACTGCGGCTTGCCGTATGGATTCTTACCGCCATAGCGGGTCAGAAACTGCTGTACTGTCTTGGGAACGATGTGGTTCATCGAACTCCTTAAAAAAAGCGGCAAGCCGTCAGTGAGCGAGCAGGAGTCAGCCTGGTTTGACTGACTCGCTAACTCGCTGTGCCGCCGGCTTGCCGGCTCCCTAGTTAAAGACCGGAACCTTCAGCCCGGTCACCGACGAGATGGCCTGCGGATTGTCCACGGCGTACTGACGGGCATCCACGTAGTAGCATCCCTCGTTGGCGGTCGGATTGCCGGAGGCCGGATCGTAGATCTGGAAGACCCACTGCCCGCTGCGATTCTTGAACCAGAACGGCGCCTTGCCCCATACCACCTTGAGCCAGGAGCCGAAGTCCATGAAGTCGATGCGGGTATTGTCGGCGTGAATGTTGCGGACAATCTCCCGCCCGGCAATGGTGAACTGGCCCACGTCGGAGGTCACTCCGTCGAAGCCGGGCATCTTGCCGTTCGACATCAAGATCTCCTGCTTGGCGAAGCCCATCTCCTCGTAAGCCTGAATCTGCGAAGGATGCGCATGCCAGACCTGCGACTTGAGCGCGTCGGTTCCCAGTGACTGCTCCACGCGGCTGAGTGCCGCCCGCAGCATGGGCAGAGACAATGGCGCTCCGCCGGCAGCAACCCCATTCGCCACCACATAGCTCTGCGTCCGGGCGATGCCCAGATAAGTCCCGGTCGTCGAGGTGTTGTGGAAGTAGGGAATGCCGTAGAGAAACACCGGCGTGGTAGCTGCGACGCCGGCGACCATGATGAAGTCGCCCGCGACCGTGCCGGCGGGAACCGAGTCCACGGTAATGGACTGGACGCCGCCCAGCTTATTGTTCACATTGGTCACATAGCAGGTGCCGCGCAGAGTGTAGTTGCCGTCGCCGGTCATCACCTGCACCTGCTGGCCTTGCGAGATCAACCGCGCGCCCCACGGGCTGTTGGCCAGCACGATGGGGTTGGCGCCGCCGCCGCCGTAAGTGGTGTCTACCTGGCCGATCTTGCCGTCGCCGGACTGCTGCAGGAACTGATCGCGATTCTTCGCCATCTGCACCGCAACGTCGGCCAGCGTCTTGGTGACGGGATTCTCGGAGACCACCTTCGGTCCCCCCTCGCCCACAATGTCCACCAGCCGCGAGTACTCGACCGGGATCACATAAGCCAGAGGAGTCGTGGTGCCCTGTACCCACTGCGAGAAGTTGCCTGCCGGCAAAATGCCGCCGTCCAGGTTGAACATGGCGACGTTGCCGGGAAATGCGGTCTGGAAGCGGATACGGAAGCTCCGCAGCGAGACCGGAGTGATGGAGCCGCGCTCGGAGATACGGCTGTCCAGCTTGGCTTCTTTTTCAATGAGCAGCTTGATGACCTCGTTCAGGGCCTCCAGCTGCAGTTCTTGCGTGGTGCTCGCGGCACCGGGAAGATTCGGCATAATGCATCAATCCTTTTTGGGTCAAAAACCTGGCTCCCGTGAGTTACAGCGAGTTACAGCTGGCCTCGGGGAGAGTTTCACCAAGACGACATCAACTGAAGCACGCGAGGAAGAATCTCCTCCTTCGCGACGTTGTCGAAGGGTCTGCCGGGGTTGGCCTTTTGCCACTCGGAGCGCGCGTGGTCGAATGCCGCGCCGGCTCCGAGAGCCGTGCCTCCCCGTCCGGCTGGGCCGGTCGATCCCTTGGGCTCGGTCTTCTTCGTTGCGTCGATCTGGGCGTCGACTTTGGCGCGCTTTGCCGCTGCAGAAGCCGCCGTCTGCACTCCCGCCTGGCGCAGCTCCTCGCGCGCCACGTCGGGAAGATATTGCTGGATAGCGCGGTCAATCGCTGACAGTCTGCGCTGCCGCGATGCATCGCCCACCGGCAGCCGTTGCAGCTCCTGCATCTGTCCTTGCAGCGCCGGGTTCGCCTGTATCTTACGAACCAGCTTGGCGCCGATGGCTTTGGGGAGAATGTTCTTCAAATAGGGGCTTACCATGGCGCCCTGCTTCTCAACGTTGGTCAGAATCCGCTGGATGCTGTCGTTGATCCGCTTCTGCGCTTCCTGCTGCAGCCCCTGCTCGAAGCCTTTCCTCTCCTCCACCTGAGCGCCATGTCGGCGTTGCTTCAGCTCTATCTCGCCGCGCTCCAACGCTTCCAACCTCCGTCGCAGCGACTCCGGCAAATCCTCTTTCGCCGGGGAAGGAGCGGCGGTTTCTTCCCTGAGGATCTCCAGTGCAGCCTTAACGCTTTCATCTCTGTCCCGCTCCTCTTGCGAGCGGTACATGTTGCTCCTGAGCCGCGCTTCTACCTCCGCGCTTCTATGCTCCAGATCCAATCCCACCACGTTATCGACGAATCCATAGAAGTCCTCGCCGATCACCGGCTGCCCGTCTTGCTCCAGCACCTCGCCGTTGGCGCCGCGCTCGTAGGAAAGCTCTGCGATCCGGGCCAGCGCGGTCAGTGTGCCTTCACGCGTGGTTGAGCCAAGAAAGGTCTCCCGTACGTCCACCCATGTCGACGAGTTGTCATGCGCCGACTTAGCTGATTCGAGATCGGGGAAAAGCTCGCGATACGGCTTCAGTTCCGCAGCCTCTCGCGCGGTCTTATAGAGTTGGCCTTTCAGCTTAGGATCGGCATCGAGGATTTTTGCGAACTCCTCGTTCTCCTTAGCCATCTGGCTCAATGATTCGGGAGTTACCGGAGCTTCCGGTTCCAGTTGAAAGTCGTCGTCGGCTTCAGCTGTCCGCTGTTCCTCGGCGGCGTTCGTAGTCGCTGGCTCGCCTTGATCGGCATCTCCGGGAGCCTGCGCGGCCTCCGGAGTTTCCGCCGGCTCACCGGCTTCTTGGTTCGGCGTCTCGCCTTCTTCTGCTTTTGCTGGTTCTGCAGCCTGCTCCGCCGGAATCGCAGCCAGCTTCTCTTCAAGCAGCGCTTTCGCGTAGTCTTCGCGAATCGGATACTTGGCCGGGTCCACGCCGGATGCCTTGGCGCCGCTTGCGCCCGCCGCGCTGCCTGGAGATTCAGGCGCCTTCGCGGGGCTCGGCGTGGGCTTGCTCGCGCCACTGTTCGAAGCCGCCGGATGAGCCGGTGCCGCCGGTGCAGACGCTGCCGCCGCAGCCGGTGTCGGTGCTGCCGCCGCAGGAGCGGCAGTTATCGTTCCATCTGTAGCCATAAGTGTGTGCTTTCCTCTGTTTAGCTTCTAGCCATTCGTTTCGGGTGGGTCCCAACCTGGCGCGTCTTCTGCACCAGATTGGGACCGCGCGATTATGTCGGTGGTAGACGCTGCTCCGCTTTTGTCTTTCTTTCTGTCATTCCCGAAGGGAATCTGCTTGCCGCATTCGCGCCGCCAGATTCTTTGAAAGGGCACGGCTTCAGCCGTGCAGTGAGTCTTACTTCTTTACCGTGTTGGCTAGCCTGATCAGCGTGTTCGCCGCCTGGACTTGGCGCTGGATATTGCCGCCTGTAGCGGCGGGCGGCAAATGCATCAGGTTGCCCACCGTGTGTGCGACATCGTCGATTGCCGCCGGGGGAATCTCCGGCTTGGGGGCTTCTGCCGGCGCTCCGGCCTGCGCTACCATTGCTTGCCGTTGCGCTTCTTCCATTGCCCGCTGCGTCTCGAGCGCGGTCGCCGCCGTGAGATAGGCGAGCACGTTCTGCCATCCAGCCGGATTCTTCGTTGCCAGATCGGAGTTCTCCTGCGCATATTGCCGGACCACCCGCTTCAGCACAGAGAAGTCGTCGATCTCCTTGTCCGGCAGAATCGATGGCTTCCATTGCCCCGTGGGCTTGCTAGTGGCGGAATCCAGCATCGGAATTGGCTGAGACTTTATCAATTGGTCGAGAACCTGCAGCACTTTGGAACGCATCGCCGCTCCCGGAATCACGATTCCTGGCACTCCGAGCGCCGTTGCCGCCTGCTCCTGATTGCTGGATTCCTCAAAGATCGCCTGCGCCAGCGGATTCTGTGCCGCCGCCTCCATCAGATCCATCCAGCGTTGCCGCAGCTCGGCCGCCGTCATGGGGAATCCCTGATCGATATCCGGATAGGCGTGGGCATTGCCTTGCAAATCGTCGAGTCGCACATAGTTGTTGCGAAACTCCGATCCATTTTCCACGATGACTTGGCGCTGATCCTCCGTCATATTTCGCTGCGCGCAGCGCACTGCGATGCCGTCTGCGGCGGCATGCTCGTCCCGTAGGTTTTCCCAATAGATATTCAGCTTGCCTAGAGCCACGTTCAATTGCTGTTGCTGGCCGCCGAAGGTCTGCACATTCTCATCGCCGGGTCCGCCATGGATTTGCGGCGGCACGCCCGCGAAGATCTGCGCATTCATTGCCAGCTTGTCCAGATAGGCGAAAGCCTCTTCGTGCATCTGAAACTGAAATTGGAAGAGCGCGTCGGCCAGCCGCTGCGATCCCGGCGCCCCGGTCCGCTTCAGCTTGACCAGGTTCAACACGCCCGGCAGCATCGGCTTGCCCTGCATCGCCTTGTTGTCGATCAGATCTGCATTGGCCAGCGTCACTCCTGAAGAGCAGCGGTCCATGAACTCGTGCAGGATGTTGGCCATGTCGTTGTAGCGTTTCTGGAACGGTACAACGATGTCGCCGATTGCCGGCGGATATGGCCCAAACCCCTCATGTGTGCCGGCCCATGTCCATTCATCCACCAGCTTGGCTTCTTGCGCCGCCAGAAACGTGTCGCCTACATTCACCAGCAAGACGCCGTTGGGGTAGTACTCGCGCATTCGCTTTCCGAACTCCTGATCGTCTTCCAGATCGAAGGCCCAAGGCTGGATCCAGCTGCGCGAAAGCGTGGGGCGCTGATCCTCCAGAACGCTTGCATAGGCGCCGGTCTGCGAATACACCTGCTGCCGCGCGATGCGGTCTATGCTTCCATTCGCTGAGAGCGTGCTCGTCGCCGATGCGACAATCTGCTCGTACATGCCGGGATACGCTGCTCGCAGGGCGCCAACATGCACTTCGAGCTCGAGATTCAGAATCGGTGTCTGGTAAAGGCTTTGCGCTGCCGGATCGCAGTCCACTTCCAGTGGAGAGTACACATTTTGCGCCACCATGCCATTGGGAACTTCTTCCTCTCCCAGCTTCTGTGTAGCCGTGCCATACTCCGCCGGAAAGAAAGACTCGCCGCCAAAAGGGGACTGGCAGCTTGAGCAGAGCCGAGGTGCGCTCCAGTTCGCCGCTTCTTCGGTATCGAGCGGGTCCGTCGCGCCGGCGGCCGCCAACGCCGGCGTATCTTGCCCACAGGAAAAACAGTGATAGCGGGCCGGAAGAATCTCCGTCTCCGACTCTTGCAAGACCGGCTCATGCCGGCTGCCCGCGCGGTCCGCATCCACAATGTAGCGGGTATGGCGAAAGGCGGCGCCCGTCGTATAGAGATACAGCAACTGCTGCTTCAACAATGCCTGCTCGCGGTTCTGGCGCTCGATGATGCCGATCAGTGTTTGCGCGGCCTTCGCCGTCGTCACATCCGTCAATTGCTCGGCATTCTCAGGCAGCCAGCGCGACTTGGGGACCTGCGGTGACAGCGATGCAATAAATCCGGTCGCCAGCATCTGATAGAAGTTGCTGCAGTACTGATACAGGTCCTTGTCGTCGGAGTCTTTCGGATGCGGGCCGTTGTCGTTCATCCATCCGACAGCGTCGAAAAACTCAGCCCTTCCCGGACCAAACGCGATGAATTGGTTCCCTTTAAAAAACTCCAGGTTCAGCAGGCAGCGCTCGATCAGCACCATCCGGTCTTGCGACCACTGGTCTTTGTATCGGCGCACCAGCGCGATCAGCCGCTGCTGGTCCTCGAGAGTAAGTCCGGGGCTATTCTCCGGGTCCTCTGCTCTGCCCTCCATGGGGTCTGAGGGTGTGTGCTCGCGCGAGGGCAAAGAAGCCGGGGGAATCACTTCAGGGATCAAATCAATTCCAGGATTGGTCGCCATAAGAAAGTTTCAGAGCCTTTAGCAGAAGCATTCGAGTCCCTGCGACAACACGGTTTCCGCCGGTTCGTATGCGCAGGAATAAGTTGCGGGCGAAACTCGCCGGCGAACTGCCGGCAGTGTGCGGCTAGAGCGGAAATTGTGAATCGGCGCTAGGACGCTCTTCGCCGGCCTAACTCTTCGGCGTGGTCGAGCGCGGCCGTCACCGCGTCCCCCTCCGGAATCCAGGCCACGCGCGGTCCGGGCATTTGATTGCTCTCTGCGCGCCGCAATCGCCGGGTCAGAGCGTCGGCGAGTTTGGCCGGCCGGCGGCGCAACCGTAACATCTCCTCGAGCGTTTCGTTGGAGTCATCTGCAACCTCTTCCTCTCTCATAGCGGAGGCATCCGTTGCCGGCTCCATGGGCTCGCTATAGAGCGTCGCGCCCAGGCCCAGCACTGCCAAGCGGTCCAGCAGGAGCCTGCGCTCTGCTTTGAGCTCTCCGAGTTCTAGGCTCAGGAACGCGGTGATCTCCCGGTGCGCGCTGCGTGAAATCCAAGGCATATTCATCGAGCAAACCTCCCGGCAATCATTTCAGCTCTACGCACCAGTACCTCCAGAGGTATTCGGTCGAGGCAGCCAACTTTTGAGAGTTCGCCATCACCGTGAAGGCGGCCGCGCTGGTGGCCGAAGGAGCGCTCGCCGCGGCGGGCGGTATCGGCACGTAAGGAGCCTGGTTGTTGTTGAGCGCCGCAGCTGCTCCGTTCGCCGCGGCGATGCCGCAATTCCATGTGTCGCCACTGGCGATGGGACTCCCAGGGCTGATGGTGGCGATAACCGCATTCTTGTCGGGAGAGGAACCTGTCGTAACGTCCAGCCACCCGGCGGAATCGCTCGAATGCGTTTCTAGGCTGACCTCGGGCGATTTGCCCGCTCCGGTTCCTCCCTTTACTGTGGGCGTGGAGCCGCCAACGGTCAAATGCTCACCGTCCGTCAGCATCCCCGGCTGCGGTAGCACGGCGCAGCCGAATTCTTGCTTCTCGTTGTCGAAGGTAAGTGCATCCTCCGGCCCGGAACAGGAGGGCAGTGTCGTCCATGCTCCCGTCCCGTCTCCGCTTCTCGATTGATTCAGCGAAAGCGACGTTTGCGCGATCCCTGCGAGCGGAAGCAATATCACAACCGCAATGGAGGGGAGAAGAGTGGTCGCTTTCATTCGTCCTAACTTATCTCGAAAGGGTGTGCTTGTGGTCTTAGCGATCGCGGCGGCCTCTGCGTTATTTCGGCAAAGGTGGGAGATTGTTTACGGTTTTACCGGCAATGTCGCCTGGACCTCTCACTTGTAAGGAATCCGCAAAATAGTACCGTCAGCTAGTCCCCAGCCCAAGGCACAAACTGCGGCCACCATCAATCCGCGCAGATGTAATTCAAGACGTCGCTGCCTGTACCGGTCAGCGTCAGCGTCGTTGTCGTGACGGTCACCTTGATCGGGGCCGCTGTCGTAGTGTCCGTCGCCACACAGGTCGGTGCGGTGACGTAGGATTTCACAAACGTGTAACTACCGGCGCCAGATGACAGCATGATGTGCCCGCGCAGGTCGGTGTTTCCGTTATAGCCGTCTCCGATCGCCTCTGCTTGGAGCCAACCGTCAGTAAGTCCATAGGCGCTCCCGAACTGGACTATGCCGCCGGAAGGCGAGCTGATCGAGATCTTCGTCGAGACGCCATAGGTGCCAATCGCGAACGCGCCGTTGTTCGGAATCTCAAAGTGGATGTCCCCTCCATAGGTGTAGAGCGAGAACTGATTCACGCTGGACGCATCTGTGATCGTAAAAAGGCTGCTAACCGATCCGGAGGATGTTTTGTATGCAATCGTGTCGCTGCCGGAGCCTCCATCTGTGAGTACAAAGGAATCGGCGAATGTTTGGGCCGCGGTAAAGGTATTCGGCGTATTCGTCACGGCGGCATTCGTCACTTGCGTCGCCGTGTAATCCCCGCTCTGCGCCGTCACCGCGCCGGTTCGACCGAAGACCGAACTCACCGCTCCGCTGGCTTCCCTGCCAGGGACGCCGCCGGGGCCTACCGACTGCGCAAGGACGTTCTCCCATGGAGAGAGAAGCACCGCCACGGCAAGACAGAGGATCGCAGAAATAGTGAAAGTTCGCAGACGAATACGGCTAAGCCCTTCCGGCGAGCTTTGCCGCAGCACGGCTTCGCGGTGTGTAGAGACCTCTAGCGTGCCAAACAAGTCCAGGGCGAGTTTCTTGTTCGCCATCACAGCTGGGTCACCGTATACCAGTACGTATAAATTGGATTGGTCGCCGGGGAACCCCCAACGATAAAGCCTATCCCGATTGCCTTATTCGCGTCCGTTAGTGCAGTTATGCAAGTGTTCTGCCCATAACCTGCCCCCGATGCTCCTAAGGCTACGGCTGCTTCGGCTGCGCCGCCAAGCACTGGCTGGTGGCCGATGCCGGCATTGTAAAACGAGGCGTATCCTTCTAATGTGGCCCCAGTCGAGCCAGCGCTGGTCACGAGATAGCCCCCGCAAATCCTGTAGATTCCGGCGGTCGCGGGAGTATAGACAGCGACAGCCGGGATGGTCACGTTTGCGTTAGGTACAACTGCACTCGCCACCGTTACCGCTCCGGCTCCCTTGCCCGGCACGCCACCGGAGCCTACCGACTGCGCATAAATGCTCTCCTGGGGAATATAGGGGAAGGCAAGCATCGCCAAGACGACAGAGATGATCGCGGCGGCAGCGAGCCTCTGTATGCGGATGTCACCAAGTGCCCTCAGTACTTTCATCCTCAGTCAAACTCCGTGACGCGAACCATCGTTGCGTCCCCTGCCGATCGGAGATTGATAAGTGGCGTAGCCGCCAACTCGTAGCCGCCGGAATTGTCTGGACCGCGGCCGATAACCGGGGCATATCCGGCCCCCTGCGGAACCGGCTGTCCCAGAATGATTGGTTCCGTCTGCGGAGCAATCGAATACATGGTCGTGAACGGCGTGGCCGAGCCATCGTCGAACTGATACTGCAGTCCCTGTCCGACCCCTCCGTTCGCCGCTGCATCTTCGATAATCTCCACGCGCCGCGTTACCTGTGTCGCGTAAATTGAGGTAAAAGTACCGGCGACTGCATTGAGGCCAATCAGACGTGTGTGTGCCATGCTATTTCTTTCCCTTCTCGGTCTTCTTGCGAAGCCCCAGGAGCATCTCGGCCAGCCGTGCCCGGCGGCCCGTCTTGCTCTGATCGTCGGCGTGCTCTCCCGCATACTCCGCCGTCGTTTTCCCCGCGCGCTTGGCTGCGGCGCTCAAGCTACCCGGCTTTTCAATCGCGTTTTGAATCCAATGGTTCTTTTTCTCGGCCATATCCATTCCTCTTCCCTCAAATAGCGCTTTCCTGCTGCAGCACTTCGTCCAGCCCCACCAGGGTTTTCCAGTCTTGTTCGAGGATTGTCGCCTCTTTGACAAACGCCGCATCGTCGCCCGCTTCCCGGAGCGTCGCAATGTCGCGCTGGACTGCGGCGATCTCCGGGCCTTCAAACCGGGAGAGTGGATCGGCCGTGTATGCGGAGATTTGGGTAATCGCCGCACTCGCGTCCGATTCGGCTTGCTCCAGCGCGCCCCGCGGCAAGTCCGTCTGGGCCGGGGTACCCACGGCGGTCCCGCAGAACGTGAGCAACAATAGGCTCCCCGGCAGCAACATCCTGATCATGTGCATTCCCCCTTTGCAGAGAGTGCAAGAGAAAACGAAACGCCGGCCCGTGCCGTTCGCCCGGTGGTAGCACGAACGGTGAGCTGTAGCTCAGGCCTCATGGGTGGACCCGGCTACTTCCCCTCGGCGGCGGTAAGCACGCCTTGAGCCACTACGACGAATGACTTCGCGTCCGTCACGATCTTCAAGAACGCCGTATAGGCAGCCGAATCGGCCGCAAAATTCAGTCCGGAGGCCCCGGCTGCTGGTGCAGCCAAGCTGATGAATGACTCCACGTCGCTGAACAGAGTCACCGCTGCGGCAGCTGCAGCGGGCGCGACGGCTTTCTCTGCGGTAAAGATTGCGGCCGCCTTCTCTTCTAATCCGAGCAGGAATGAACCGGCCTTCAGCAGAGCGTTTTCAATCGAAGTGAATGGGTTAGACATAGTTTCTCCTCTACCTCTGGGTTGAATCCTTTGTGGAGTTGGGCAGCGGGCTCTGTTTCAGATATGCCAGCGCCGGCATTGCGGCGCCAGCGGCGACGACCTTGGCAAGTGCAATCAGGCCCGCATGGGTGAAGTTGAAGTCTTGCGGTTCGGCAAATGTTGCCGCGGCTGCCGATGCCGCGCCACCAATCACCGCCGCGCCGAAGCCGTGGAGCCATGCTTTCCAGTTCATTGCGGCGAACCCCACGCCCGTTTTGCCCTTGCGATAGGCGTCTCGTCGCTAGCAAACTTACTCATCTGCATTGGGGTGCCCTGATCTTGCTGGAAAAGGCTGAAAACATCCGAGAATGGCATGCGGTGTTTGACGCGGTCTTTTGGCGCCACTGTAGACGAAGCAATGCAAGTTGCCATAGGTATCTACCCCGGCATTCAAAGGATGTGACAAAAGCAGCTACGTTATTTTCCGCGGAGGAAAAGCCATGAGAGACCACGAGACATTCGCTGGGTATTGCCCACGAGCCGCGTCATGCGAATGAGCTAGAATTTAAAAGCTACGCAGCCGCCCGCCGCATCCATCCCGCCAGATACATGCGCAGCGACGGATTCTTTCTCACGAGCTCTTCATAGTGCGCGGTGGCCCGCCCCCGCATGTCCTCAAGGACCGCCTGAGGGTTGGCTCGGTCCAGCCGGTCCAGCGTGATCGGTCCAATGCGGCCGTCACCACTCACCTGGAGCGTCTCCTGGAGCATCCTGGCCGCCGTAACCACTCCGCAATTCACTCCCAGGGAAAGTAATCTATTGGCTATCTCTTGGCTCACGATCTGCTCAATGCACAAAGGTTGGCAATAATCACGGTCATAGACCCCAATCGCCACTTCCAGGGCAGCCGTGCATCCCATTGAGCTGTAGAATAGGCAGTTCGTGAGCTCGGGATGAAAATGCTCGTCGATCCCGAGCCGGGTTCGCTTCCCATCCGGAGATCTGGTGATTGCTCCGGTGAGCGTCGCATCCTCAAACCGAAGCACATAGTCGATCGCGCGCCTAAGATCTGCCATTCGTTCCCGCTTCCCCTATGAGTTTGTTGAAAAACGCGCCGACCCCCCAGCGAGGCGCAAGATAATGTGTCACTGCTCCAGATGCCGTCACCACATCCTGGATGCTCGGCGGGAGCTGAGCGTGCTTTTCAACAAACTCCTAGCGGACCCCGAAGATGTGCCCGATCGCCGCGATCAGGGTGCCGCCTACGCCGCCGCCACAAAAAGCCAAAATGCCATGTGCTAGCCGATGGCGCGCATGCATTTCGATCTTTTCCGTCTCCAACGCTTCGAGGCGGTCTGCGTGCCGGCCCACTGCGGCTTCCACAATCGGCAAACGCCCGTGAGGGCCGTCGATCCCAAGCTCCTTGCGCAGCAGTTTTAAGTCTGTATTGCATTCCCGCCCCTGCGCCAGACTCTCATCTACTTTGCCCTTCAACTCCGATAATTCGGCGAGAATCCTTGTTTCTATCCCGGCCCCCAACTCTACGTCCAGCGGGATGCGAGCCTCCTCCCGCCGTTTCTGCACCCTTTGTAGTTGAGCGCGCGCCATCACATCACTCCAGCCCATGCTCCCGACTTGCACACGTAGAGAGTGTCGGGGCTGTTCGATGTATTGGTGTACAGGCTTCCGCTATTGCAGCTTCCGCTCGGCGCAGAAGCCCCCGACGACCAGCAAGCTGTCCCAATGCACGCCTCCGGAATGCTCGTCGTGCCCGGTGGCGAACCGCCGGTTGCGGCGCCCCCGAAGTCAAACCCGCCGACCGGCTGCGTCGTTCCGGTTAAGATCAGTCCCTGATCCGGGCCGCCCACCGTACGCCAAATGTTCGTTGTGACTGCACCGGGCTCGTATGGGCAAGTCACCTGCACATAATTGCTGGGGTTGCTTAGAGTGGCGGAGCCGTTCGTGATCGTCGCCACGGTACCGCCGATGGTGTTTCCCTGCGAGTCCACGCCGGTGCATTCGTAGCTGTAAGTTGTCGATCCCGTCCCTGGCTGAACGAAGAGGCTAGGCGCGCCATATGTAGCAGGCGTCGTGATGTTCACCGGACCGGCAAAGTTGAGAAAGCTGTACGGCTGGAGCACCGTGTTTGGCTCGTCCGATTTGAGAACGCGGTCGGAATGCGCAATCGGCTGGTGGATATCACCGCCCACATCCAGCGTCGTCAGATGGTTCGTCGCAGAAAGATTCGCCTGCTGGATTGACCCGTCATTCAAGACATCCGTTTCATTTCCGCCACTGTTTATGACAAGCTTGTTGATGCTGCTGTGTGTCGAAGGCGTTCCGTTGTTGATGCCCAACACTCCCACGCCCGCGCCGTAGTTCCCTGCAACCACCAGCCCCGGAACGTCACTGGAGTTCCCGAGCGCCACCGTGAGCGAAGTAACAACCGCGCCGGAGGCATGTGACGCCGCAGTAGTGTGATACATGCCACGGCTCAATCCGGTGAGCGTGTCGCCGCTGATCCCGGTGTAGCACTCCGCTTCCGAATCAATGTAGAAGCACCCCGCAGGAGAGTAGGCAGCAGGAGAACTTGCCAGCGTCGCAGTCGTATCACTCGCGCCCTGAGGACCACCAAGAACGGTGCCCCATCCTGTTTGTGGGCAAGTCCAGCTAGAATTCGCGATGCCAAGCACGGGCGAGGAATTACAGCCGGGTGTCGGCAGACTAAGTTGCTGCCACACTGGAGCGAAGTCCACGTAGCCGATCTCAACCGTGTCGGCGGAAGTCGCGTCATTGACCTGGATGGTGAGATACGCTCCCGCCGCCGCGCCAGTAAAATCAACCGGGAAGCTATAGGTTGTCCAAGCATTGGTGACGGGAACCGCATTTGTGTTAGTTCCGGTGCCTGCGCCAAACGCCTCGACCTGTACCGTGTTTGAGGAGAGAGATCCTTTTACTTCGACGGTCTCAATGTACTTTCCTGCGGCAAGTCTTTGTCCGGAGCCAATGGTGATTCGGGCTGGAGGAGTGAAGTACGGAGACTGACATCCGCTGGCCGTTCCCACCGCGCAGCTTGTGTATCCCTGCGAGATCGGAGCAGTCGCGTCAAATGTCCATGCGCTGAATGGATTAGACGCCCAGCTAGAATCTGTGTTGAACTCATCCGGGCAGATCAGGCCGCTCGTTGAATTCACATACGGGGCTGTGAGATTTCCCGTGTTGAATGTTTCGTTGGTCTGGCCGAGCGTGGGCTGCTTCCCACAGCCGTAGCCAATCTGCTGCTGCGGTGAGCCTTCCGAGCCGCGAGGCCCATAGGCAACATTGCCCGGACCCCAGAAGATGGGGCTTCCCTGTCCGTATACATTAGTCAATGCGCTTCCGTTCCACATAGCGGCAACATCATCGAAGATGTTGTCTGCTCCGTACACAATGACAGGCTTCGCTACGTCGTAAAAGTCCGTTCCCAGGCCGCCGCCGACGATGTGCTGACGGATTCCACTTAGCACAATCTCCCCGTTCGGCTCGATGTGTGGGCTTGTCCAAGTGCAGTTGGTGCAATCCCATTCCCCCATCGGGCCAGTCGTTCCAGCGGTCCCTGTACCGGGATAAACGGTCCCTCCCGGCTCATGGTAGATGTTGATGAAGTTTGCGGCGCTCTCTCCCAGGCTGGCTAGCGCTCCCGTTTGATCGTCGTAAGTGGAAAAAAGGTTGAACCCCGAGCCGCCATCGGTGTAAAGGTCGAAGTCGCGGTATGAGGTGTCTCCGCCGTAGACGGTAGCCCACGCCATGCCGGACCCGAAGCTGTGAATCGAAATCCCGCTGTAGGAATTACCATCGCCGGAGATGCCACCCGCGATCCACGGGTGGTTGTTTACGGACGGCATTCCCTCGACGAAGCCAGAGTTAGTGAAAGTGATGTTGATGTTCTGAAATCGCGTAGCGTAGGGCGGCTGAACAAGGTAGATACCAGCATCAGGATCAGTCGATGTTGCGCCCCATGGAAGAATCGAGATGTCATGCACCCGCGCCTGATAGAACGCCTGACTGCCGGAGTCCGCTCCATTTGCCAGCGGAGTGCAGATGCCGCAGTTTCCCACGTTGAACGCTGGGTAATAGCTCGCATTCGCCGGAGTAGTCGCGCCGGAATTGATGGTCGGCGTCACCGGCCAGGGATAGGTCGGCTGGAACGGGTTCAGCGGAACGATTACCGAGTTCACGGCGTGGTCAGCCGCAGTAGTTCCGTTCTGTGCGCGCGCCGTCAGCGTGATTGTGTACGGCGAGACCTTGCTATAGCCGATGTATGCGAACTCTTCGTCGCCAATCTCAACCAAACCGTAAGGCGCGACGTTCGATTCTCCTACCGGCGTGGGGTCAATCGAGTTCGCGAGGGTGATGGTAAACGGCATCGTCTGACCGGATGTAATCTCAGTCTGGATATTCTGTGCCGAGCTGCCTGCGAAGAACTCCTCTTGCGCGGCAGTCGTGCCGGGGAAGTTTGCCGCAAGCGTGACGGCGCTCCCAGAAACGCTGCTGACGGTGGTCACAAAGAGGCCAGTAGAAGCAAGCGGGAACAGTACCGTCTCTCCGGCGGTCGGAATCGCGGCAGACGCGACTGTTAGCGTGGCTGATCCATTCGTGGCCGAACCAACACCAACGATGCTGCCGCTGCCGTTCGGACCCGAACCGGCCAGCCAACCCGGACCAAGCGGGTTGTTCGAGTAAACGCTATTCGCCGCCAGAGGCCGGTAATTGGGCGTCTGGCTCGTTGTCGTGCCAGAGGCGTCTACGATGTTCCACGGCTTGGTGGGGTCAATGCTCTGATCGACGCCGATGGTGAACGAACCCCAATCGCCATTCGTTCCATTGCCGCCATCAATCACGTCCAGCCCCGGAAGCCCGACCAGCTCCGACATTCCGTGATCGTAGAGTGATCCACGCGCGAATCCGCGCAGCCATGAAACTTCAGGCAGCGGGCCAGTCAGGCATGCGCCATTCGGGATGGTCAGCGTGACGTTTGCAGTGCTCTGGTATGTAATCGCCGCTTCAATTGCAGCCGTGTCCAGATGCCCTAGCGTGAAGACTACATTCGACACGGTAAAAGGCGCTGGGGTTGATAGAGTCGCGGTCGCTCCGCTGACTGCGGTAATCGTCGGCATGAAAGAGGTTTGGACGCCCGAAACGAACCCTGCAATGGCAACCGTCTTGCCAATGTCCGCGGATGTAAAGCTGCCGCTGGAACGGGTCAGAATGGCCGAGCCGCTCGTTGCACTGCCAGTATCGAGGGTCGCGTCGCATTGCGCTCCCCATTCCTTGACGGAGCGCTCGGTAGCCGACACATCGGTCCGGTTGTCGACAACCTTCACCCCGGAGGGGTTAGAAAAAGGCGTGTGACCTGCGCCGGGTTGGATCGTCACCGCTCCCTGCTGAGTCGCTGCCGCATTGATGGCGTTCTGGGCAGTGTATGTCGGGCTGGTCGCGTAAAAGTGATACAAGTCCTCGAATGCATCTTGAGAGTTGTTGGCGAATAGATCGTTTACTTGCGTATCGCCACCCGTCGAGCTGGGCGGCGCAACTTCGACGTATTGAGATCCGTTCCACTTGTACCAGATCGTCGGCACCTTGGTTACATCCACCAGACCTAGCGTCTGCGATCCGTGTACGCTGGCGATGATCGCCGTTGAGCCGCCCAACCTGTACCAGTCATTGTTCAGAATGATCGTATTCGGTTGCGGGTTCGCCAAGTTAGCGTCAATGGCTTCCTGTAGCCCCGCTGTCGCCGAGGTGAGATAGAAGGGAACCTGATGATGATTCAGCGGATGGATCGTTACCGAGCACGTGCTGTTTGTGGATGACACCGCCGTCGGTGTCACCGTTTCCGACAGGCTGGGGTTTCCATCGACGATTCTGATCGGCACCCCCGCCGTGAAGGCGGAAAAGAACGATGCTCCGCCCTGAACCCTGCAAGCCGTGGGAGCAAAGCTCGAATAGGTATCCCCGGCATAGCCTGGAACCTTCCACGTCCCATACTGTGAGGCGATGATCTGGCCCTCTATATTCTGAGCGACCGCCCCTCGGCCTGACATCAGGAGGGCGGTCAGCACAAGGCTGGCCGCAGCCAGCAGAGGCCTTGCCGATCCCCCGCCCCAACGAATAAAAATGTCTCGGTTCATTTTCTTTTCTATCATGCGAATGACAATAAACGATCCTTGGTTTTTCTCACCACTACGCCGGTCGCCCGGCTCAAGCGCTTCCAGCACTCCGGCAGTCGCGGGGCGGCGGAACGCTGCAGCAGCCGCATCGGCTGATCTGCTGACTCGAAGATTGTCGCCTGGCTTCTCTCTGCCACGGATGGCGCAAATGTCAGCCAGGGTATGTCGCTATATCTCAGTTGTGATGAAGATGACAGTAGATGGTCGGGGTGGAACTGGTGGCAGAATTGGCTTCGATCTCGGTCCAATAGTATGAAAAGCCGGTTGTCGTGAGCGTCCCCGTCAGACTGAAAGCCGCGGTATAGCTATTGCCGGTATTCACCGTGCAGAATGGATAATAGGTCGTATCCGGCATTGCCGCGAGGCTTGGCGTGGTGTTTCCGCCCGAGGTGAAGGTCACCGTTCCCGAGCAGTTGTCGAGATTGGAGCCGTTGGTGATCGTGCACCCCGTGAAGGTAAAGTAATCATCGGTCCCCGTGTTACTTCCATCCGCCGCCGCTGTCACCTGACCCTTTGCGTTTACCGTGACCTTCGCATTGGTGTAAACACCGGCAACTACTCCCGAGGGTGCTAAGTCGATATTGGTGCTAGCTCCCATCGCGTCCGCCAGCGTGAATGTCGATGCGAAGTTTTCCGCCGGCTCCTGTGGCTCAGCCACGCCTCCGGACTGCAGCGTCTGATATTTCAATAGGAGGCCGCTGATCGCGCTGGCCGGAATCGTCGCACTGTCCACATAGGCGTTTCCGTTCCCAACCAGAAGGTGATTGAGCGGGGCCGCACCGTCATACAGGTAACCGCCACTCGCGTTGATCTCCCCATTCTCCACATCCACCGGCCATGACGGAGTGGATGTTCCCACGCCTAGGGCTGCCACCCCCGTCAAGTTGTAGCCGCTCATGTTGAGCGAACCGGCAATCGACTGCGGTCCATGGTTCAACGGCTGCGCCAGAATCGGCTGCGGATAGATCACCGTTCCATTCCACAGCGGCGCTCCCTGCGAGATGTTTACGGTTCCGTTGGTTCCGCCGTTGAATTGCCAGGCCTGAGGCCAGCCGGGATAGGCATTTCCATTCGCCGAAGTCAGAGAAACGTTATAGCCGGAGTAAGGAATGATCGTATCGTTGAATGCGATCGAGCACACCGACGTATTGCCGGCCGGAGGAGCTGTCCCGCCTGTGAGTCCCGCTGCCTGACGGAATGGTTGCCCACTGCCAATTGTCTCTCCTTGCAGCTCTTCCCCGCCGGGAGTGTTCCCGATGTAGACCTTGATGCCCACTGCGTTCGGCGGAAAATCAGAGGGAGCGGAAATCGTCAGCGTGCCCGGACCGGTCAGTTGGATTTGCTGCTCGGGGGAGGGAAGCGTCTCTTGGCTTCCATCGTAGTAAGTTATCTCAACATAGTAAGTGCCACCCGGCAATGTTCCCGAGCCATACCCAATCACCGGGGCGGAGATCTCCAGGGGATCCGGCAACCCGGTCACCGAGCCGTCGACGGTCGTGTAGCAGTTGACGGTCAAGGGAACCACGGCGCCGCTCCCGGCGATGAGCCCTGCTTGGGCGAGATCGAAACTTAGGGTGGCGTTTGTAACCGGCAGGCCACTTGGACCTTGCAGGCGCCCTGTCACCGTGCCTGCATAGGCAATCCACGCGGTTCCAGTCACCGCCAGCACCAATGCACGCGTCAAACTCCGCAAAACGGAAGACATGTTCATCGACGAGGTCTCAGGGGAGCGCTCTGCCTATCCCGCTGGTCAGGAATCGGGCGATCATCGGCGTCCGCATGGCACTTGCCATCCAACAGTGGATTGCGTGCGTCGTATGCGTGGTAATGCGTGAAGGCCGGGCAAACCCCAAAACCATCGTCGCGCAACCTTGGCGAGGGTGCCGGTTTTACCTCCGGATGAGGCCGGCTCTGCGCTGGTCCTGCCAAAAGAGCAATGGCTAGCAAAAACGTCACTCATGCCTCCCGTGTGCAGCGTGGATCATCTGAACTGCTGAGGTGTGTGTGGGGCCTGACACTCAGCTCTGCTGTAGCGGCTGGCTTCCATCGTGAAGCGCGGCCTGAGCTGCTGCATCCACTGTGCGGGTGAAGCCTGCAAGCTTCACCGTCCAGGGTGCGTGCTTCACATCGATGGTCAGAATCTGGCGCGCGGGCGTGTAGTTGTAGCCGATCGTCGCGCCCAGCTTCTTCACCATCCCGGAATTGCCCCTCGCCTTCAGCCCATGGCTCAATAGGTTTGCCTGCAATCCCGCAAACTCGGCAGGCGTCACTCCGGTGTAAGTGAGCATTTTGGTCCCTCCTGCATAGGTCTAAAAGCCGCCGCCGCCGCGCACCAGCTGCATGTTGCACGAGACAGTTTCTCCATAGCGGTTTCGGCGATAGACCTTCATCCAGGTTCGCGCCTGATTGTAGGTGGCAATCCGGCGGTGCTTTCCCAGCCATCTCAGCTCGCCGTCTCTCACCATCTGTTCAACCTTCAGGCGCGAATAGTGCCGGTGGCGCCGTGTCGCGCACGCGTACTCGATTCCAACCGTGAAATTCTGAGCATCCTCTTCCGTAAGAATGCATATCCTGTTATGCGGCTTTGCTGTGTTCACAGTTATCCCGTAAGAGGTTTGGGCCGGTGACCGGTGGCGTGGATTGATGCTGCGCTACGCTCGCAGAGAAAGCTGATTGTCTGGTACAGCGCGGGCGGCTGTGCGCGATGGAATCGCCGCGGGCAACATGTCACTCCTAGGGGAGAATGGAGTGAGCTGTTGCGGCAGCCGCCTTTCGGATGCGCTAGTTTTTAGATTCGGCTCGCGGCGGAAAGCTTGATCTCTCCGTCAGTTTTTGACGCAGTTGTTTCTTAGCGTGGTGTAGGCGGCTCTTGACGGAAGCCAGCGTCATCCCTAAACGGTCGGCGATTTCCTGATCCGGTAGATCGTCCAAATAGGCCATCTCCAGAATTGCTCTCTGTTTCGGCGTGAGCTCCTGCAACAGCTTCTCTAAGTCGAACCGTGCAGGGGCTGCTCTGAGCTGCCTATCTTCCGTTACGAAGATGCATTGGTCGAGTAGTTCATCGGCAATGTCGTCCGCGTCTAGTTGGAGCAGTTGTGAGGCTCCGTTTGTTACCTGCCGGTTGCGGCGTAAGGTCATCAGGCATTGGTTCATTGCAATACGCGTTATCCAGGTGCGAAAATTCGAGTTGCCCTGAAAGCTCTTCAGGCGTGTGAACGCCAGCATGAAGGTGTCCTGGCAGAGATCGTCCAGATCATTGGTGCGGAGAATCGTCCGCCCCGCTGCTTTTACGTAGGGAAGGTGCTTCTTATACAAGGCGGTGAATGCATCTTGGCTGCCGTTGCGCGCAGCCGCAATTAAGGTCGCTTCATCCATTGAGGGAGACTCCTATGAAGTGGGCATCCGCTCTGCTCCTTTCCGGGTTCCAATTGCGTTGTGGAATGCGCCGGCGTCAATCCGCCGCCATGCGGCCTTATCACTGTCCCGAAGAGGGAGGAGAAGGCCCGAAACAGCATTCCCCCGCCATACCAGGAGTGCTATGCCGTCAAGCGCGCGCGCAGTCGCTGCGCCAGCTGCTGCTCGAGCTTCTTCTCCATCCGCCGCCGGTCCCAACCCGCGCGTGCTGCATCGAGAGCCTCGCGGAGCCACACAGCATTGACCCCAGCCGCCATGGAGACTACCCAGTCATAGTGCTCCCGGTACTCCGGCTCCGTCGGGTAGAGAAAACGCGCAGCGCCCGCCTGTGCCTGCTCATCCAGGCTCAGATAGTCCTCGATCGCCGCCACCAGAATTCCGCAGCCCAAGTTGCGCTTTGGCGGCCGGAATAGGCTGGAGAGTGCTCCGCTGCTTGATAGTGCCTGCTGCCCGATGTGCAAGGTTGTCTTCACTATTTCCTCCATGGTCTGGTTCGCCGTTTTGTTCCGCTTTACCGCAACGCTTGCCGGTAGCAGCGCGTCCATTGCCGTTCGATCCGTTCCGCTCGCCCCGCCGGATCGCCCCCCGGCTCCTCCCATCCCTTCAGCCGCGGATGCTGGCTTACATAGAGCAGACCGTGCTTTACCGAGCCATTTCCCAGCGCACCAAGGACCCGTTGGATCCTCGGCGGCATCGCCGGAGCCTCCCGCGCTGGCGCGGCCGCTGCCAGATTCCGCCGGCCCGTGCTATCCACCGTGATAGTGACCGCGCCGCTCTGCCGCCGCCCGCTTATTCCGTGTGCTTCCAGATAACCGAGTACCCAATCCAGCGCCTCCTGCGCCTCCTGATGTTCGGAATATCCGGCTAACTCCCGTATCTCCCCGGGTCCCGGCCAGAAGATGCAGTTCCTTTCCGCCAGTGCATACGCGCCTGCTAATGCTGCAGGATCGATATCATCGAGGTTTCTCGCATGCGCCATCGTTACCGCGGGATTGCCATCCTTCTCCATGGCTGTCCGTAATTCACGCACCGCTCGCGCGATCGCGCGCCTCAACTCGGCCCGTGCTTCGGCCTTCGCCTGGCTGCATCCTTCTTCGCCCGCGGCCTCCGCCTCCGCGCGACGGCGTGCAGCGTCGGCGAAGATACTTTCGTAGATGTCGCCGGCGCTAGCTCTCATGAGTCACTCTTCGATCGCCATTGGAGCTCTCACTCGGGTGCATTCCTTCTGCCGCGGACCCGCGCCGAGCCGCCAGCATCACTAACTCTCCAACTCCAGCAGCTCGGCCTGCGCGCGCAGTTGCCGCGCCGTCGGAAAGCGATCCATCTGCTCCGGCTTGCCCATCTTCAGCGTCCCCTTCCTCCAGCCGGTGATGGCCGTCTCCAGCGATCGCCATGGCACATCCGCGAGATCCTGCGCCATCATCAGCA